TGGGCCATGCAGCACGGCAGCGCCTTGGAGGGCGCCTACATGCGCGCCATGCGAAATAAAAACCATGAATTTAGCGCGGGTCGGGTTACCTACATGTTTGACGGCCAGATGCTCTGGTACAGTCTTCCTTCCGGCAGGGTGCTGTGCTATCCCAACGCCAAATTCGATGACGAAGGCAATGTGACCTACACCAAAGCTGCTTGGAAACCCGCCGCCGATGCCAAAGAATGGCCGCGTGCCCGCCTATGGCGCGGCTTGGCTTGCGAGAACATAACGCAGGCCGCAGCCCATGACATCTTGCGCCATTCCTTGCGCCAAATAGATGATGTCGTCCTACACGTACATGATGAAATCGTTGTCGAGTGCCCTGCCTCTGTGGCCGAGGCGGTCGGCGCAGCTATGCACCGCGTCATGTGCGAACCACCAGCCTGGGCCGATGGCCTGCCGCTGGCGGCTGAAGGTGTGATCACAACAAGGTATTCATGAAACATGTTATTGGTTTAAGCGGCGGCAAAGACTCGACCGCCTTGGCGCTGCGGCTGATGGAAGTCGAGCCGCGTGAGTATGAACTCATCTGCAACGCCACCGGCAACGAGTTGCCCGAGATGGTTGACCATTGGGCCAAGCTGGAGCAGATGCTGGGCCTGCCGATTAAAAAAGTTGGTCATAAGACAGACCTGTACGGCCTGATTGACGAGATGCAGATGCTGCCAAACTTTCGCGCCAGATGGTGTACGCGCATCCTCAAGATCGAACCGACTATTGAGTATTTTGAATCGCTGCCTGAAGGTTCGGTCTTGTATGTGGGCCTGCGCGCTGACGAAGAAGCCAGGCGCGGCATCTACGGCGAAGACATGAAGATCAGGTTTCCGATGCGTGAGTGGGGCTGGGATGAAGCAAAGGTTTGGGCGTACTTGGCCGAGCGCGGCGTATCAATACCGCGCCGCACTGACTGCGCCGTGTGCCCCTATCAGCGTCTGGGCGAGTGGCGTGACTTGTGGCGTGACTACCCAGAAGAATATGCCAAGGGCGTGGCCGTGGAGGAAAAGCTGGGGCACACCTTCCGGTCGCCGCAGCGCGACACTTGGCCGGCATCGCTTAAAGAGTTGGCCGTAGAGTTTGAAAGTGGCCGCAAGATTCGCGGCGATGGTAACGCGGCGACTTGCCGCGTCTGTTCACTGTAATAAAAAAGCCCCCGTGGATTAGACGGGGGCTAACTCAACTTCAAGGAGAGAACAACATGATCGAGTTTATAGCATCTTTGGCCCCTGAGGGCGAAACAGCGCTGATTGTCAGGCAAAAACCCAAATTAAAAGACGGAGCGTTGGATTTTCACGCCGATGGGGCTGTCAAGGCCACATGGCCGGCGTTCTTGCCCAGCCATAGAACCAAGGCCGGCGAGTCGTGGTATGGCAATACAGCTTCGTTCATCGTGGAGCGCTTCAAGGACGGCCATGTCAGCGCCAGCGCAGCTAACTGCGAGTACATCTTGGTGATGATGCTGGACGACATAGGCACCAAGAGCAAGACGCCGCCCCTGCCGCCGACATGGATCATGGAGACATCAGCCGGCTCGTTTCAGTGGGGCTACGCTTTCAACGAGCAGCCCACCAAGGGCGAGTTCAGCGCGGCCATCAAGGCCATTGCAGACGCTGGTTACACAGACCCTGGCTCCATCAATGCTGTTCGCAATTTCCGTCTGCCTGGCTCAGTCAACCTGAAGCCTGGCCGTGATAACTTTGAAGCCCGTTTGGTTGAGTTTCACCCAGAGCGCGACTACAGTCTGCCCGAGATATGCGCCGCTCTGGGCGTGACGCCAGCCGCCGCCGACAGCCTGACCCTACGGCCCATCCGCATCAGTGACGATGGCGCAGACGATGTGCTGGCGTGGCTGTCAGCGCAGGGGCTGCTGCTGTCCAAACCGAACCAAGAGGGCTGGGCCGGCGTGATCTGCCCCAACAGCGAGCAGCACAGCGATGGCAACCCAGAAGGGCGCTACATGCCGGCCAACAGGGCGTACTGCTGCCTTCACGGCCACTGCGTTGATCTGGATTCCCGCACCTTCCTAGATTGGGTGGCCGACAATGGTGGCCCCAAGCACACGCCTGGGCTGCGGGAAGAGTTGTTCACCGCTGCGATGGAAGGCGCGCTTGCCAAGCTGACCCCGAACGATGTATTCACAGACGCCGCCGCCGAGCGCATCGCAGAAGTCGAGCGCAAGGAATTAGGCCGCATCGAGAAGGCCGACTGGTACGAGCGCTTCGCCTACATCCAAGACGATGAATCGTATTTCGACATGCAAGACCGCCGCGAAGTCTCCCGCCAGACCTTCAATGCCCTGTTCAGGCACATTTCGTGCAAGTCGATCCACACCGGACGCAAGATCGAAGCGTCAATCTGCTATGACGAGAACAGGCAAGCCAAGGGCGCTAAGGCGCTGGTCGGCATCACCTACGCTGCCGGCGAGTCGGTGCTGGTCGCCCGTGACGGCGACATCTACGGCAACCGCTGGCGCGATGCGCGGCCAGCAACCGCAGCCGGTGATGTCACCCCTTGGCTTGAGCACTGCCGCGCCTTGGTGCCCGAGTCCAAGGAGTTGGAGCACATCTTGGATGTGATGGCGTTCAAGTTGCAGCACCCCGAGATCAAAGTCAATCACGCGATTCTGCATGGCGGCGATCAGGGATCAGGCAAAGACACCATGTGGGCGCCGTTCATCTGGTCAGTCTGTGGAGCGCACCTCAAGAACAGGGGCTTGCTCGACAATGACACCATGAGCAGCCAGTTTGGCTACGCCTTGGAGTCTGAGATTCTGATTCTGAACGAGTTGAAAGAACCAGACGCCAAGGAGCGCCGCGCACTGGCAAACCGCTTGAAGCCTATCATCGCAGCGCCGCCCGAGATGCTCACGATCAACCGTAAGGGTTTACACCCCTACGCGATGGCAAACCGCGTCTTTGTGCTGGCGTTCAGTAACGACCCCGTGCCGATTTCGTTGGACAGTCAGGACAGGCGCTGGTTTTGCGTGTGGTCACATGCCCCCAGAATGACCCCAGACGCCGCCGCCAAGATGTGGGCCTGGTACAAGGCCGGCGGCTTTGCAGCAATAGGCGCATGGCTTGCAGCGCGTGATGTGTCAGCGTTCAACCCTGGCGCAGCGCCAATGATGACGGAATTCAAATTGAATCTGGTAGAGCATGGCCTTTCGATAGCAGAATCATATTTAGTCGAGGCCATGCGCTTGAAAGTAGGCGAGTTCTCCAAAGGCGTCATTGGTAGCCCCTTTCACGCCGTCTGCGACCGACTGGCAGGGTCAGCACCGGCAGGCGTTAAAGTACCGCAGCAGGCGCTGTTGCATGCGTTCAAGGAAGCCGGCTGGGTTGACCTTGGCCGTGTGGCGTCATCAGACTACCCAAGCAAAAAGCACCTGTATTGTGCGCCCGACATGGCCGGCGGCAATAAGTCCAATTTGCGCCGGCTTGTAGAGGACGCGCCAGCGGCAGCGCTGGTGAGAGTGAAGTAAAAAAGCCCCGTGAGGGGCTTTATAGTTTCAAAATGATGGCGAGTAGTGCGGCAGCTAAGACCGCCAGAATCACGGCCACCGCGCACGCTCTTCTAACTCTTGCACAACCGCAGGGTCAATGATGGCCGTGACATTCACGCCGTCCAGCCATGCGCCCGTGAGCGTGTAAATGTCAGAATAGCCTGGATCGTCCAGCGTCTGCGGCTCGCCAGCTTCAAACTCAAATTCGCATTCGAGGGTCAGCCCTCGCACTGTGTAGGGTGTGCCTTTCATTTTGTCACCTCCACTTCGCGCCACATGGCCGCGCCCGTCCACCTGTTGCGGATGTCTGGGCAATGCTCAGTTGTCAGCATACTCAATAAATCCGTGGCGTAGTCACTGCGCCAAGTGCAGGCGACAAGGGTCTTTTCGGGGCTGAATAAAAAAATGTCGTATACGGTTTTCATTTTGTTACCTTGGCCGGTGCAATGTAGGCGTCACGACCGCGCTGGCGTAGCCATGCCGCGATTCTCTGGGCGCGGTGGCGCGGTACTAAGCGCCGACCTACAGCGCGGCTGTAGCGCGCATTCGGCGCGAATAATTGGATTGAGTAGAGGGTCATGGTTTGAGCCTTAAAATTTAATCAAGTGGGCCGGTTTACGGGGGCCGGTTTCATATAGCCGGATAAATTCCCGCTGGCCTACGCGATGCAATTCGGCGCGTACTTCATTAAATCGGGCGTTTAGCGCGTCAAGCATTGCACGATCTTTTACGCGCTGCTTTTCTGTTGGGATGTACTTGTAAATTATCACGATAAAGCCCGATCTAATTGGGTTTGTAAGTCCTCTGCACGATTTTCTGCGCGGGTTATTTCTTTTTTGAGTTCCTCAATCTCAGCGACAGCCTCGCCCAATGCTTGCGTCAATTGATCAAGCCGGTGATATAGGTCAGCTTTTACAGTGTCACCGGCCATGTACGCGGCCCGTTCGTTTTCGTTGTAGCTCATGCTGTGATCCCCTTAAAATTGAGCGTATAAAAAGCCGATTGCAGTCTCAGCCACAACCGAAGTATGGGCCTCTAAATAGTCGCGCACTGCCGCCTGGTGGTCTTCTTCTGACTCATCAGCGGGTAATTCCAAGCCGTAAGCATCCGCAATCTGTTCTACCGTGTCCTCTGAGTAGTCGCAGCAGAGCGCAACAACATCTAATTCGAAGTCTGGATTGACATCCTCTAGGTAATCAAAAAGAGCGCCCAAGCCCTCATAACTGAATTGGTCAGCGCGGCCATATGCGCGGAAGGCATCCCGAAAGTCTGAAACATTGATGGTTTGAATCATGGTTAGCCCCTTATTTAGTTAGAACATCAAAATATGCCAGCATCAGGGCCAGCAATCCGGCCACCAGCGCCAGAGCGCCGGCAGCGTTAAAAATAGCGCGCATGGCTTGGCCGCGCCGTGTGAAAATGTTGCGTGTAAACATGGTCTTAATCTTTTGCAAAATTAGCTCTAAATTCTTGATGCGGGTGACGCGCTTTTGCGCCTGCAATGGCGGCGCGGCATGTAGGGTAGGCATTCGTAGACCATGCGTAAACCAGCGCGTTTTGTCGCACTTGATAGACATGGATTTTGCGTTTGTAGACTTTGAACATGGCTCAATTCTCCAAGTATTCGCGCAACCATTGCCGCGCTACAGTGAGTTTTTTCGTATTGAAGCGGGTCAATACTTCGCCCGTTGAATCTGTGACTTCATAAACCCATTCCGGCGTGAATGTCAGTGTGTAGCGTTCGCCGTTGTGGGTCAGTGCGCCGTTCTTGGCGTTCGCGGCCATTGTGGCGGCTTGGCTTGGCAAATTTTCGTAATTCATGCTGTCACCTTTGATTGATATGCAAGAGCGAGCGCGTCACGCTCTACATGTAGGCGCGTAGCGGCTTTGGTTAGCGCATCATCTAATTCGATGCCGTCACCTATGAGCCACAAAACATAATCGAGGGCTTCGGTCATTGGGTTGTAAGTCATGCTGTAGCCCCTTAGATGATGAATTCGTTGGATAGGTGTGCGCGGTACGCATACGCTACGCTGTAAATTTCGTTACGGCTTTTGGTGGTGCGCGCTGAACGGATCAATGTCGACAATGCGCGTGCCATGAAGTCGAACCCTAGAACGGGTGCAGCGGCTTTGATTCGGTCTATTTCGCGTTGCTCTGATTTGGTCATGTTGCTAGCTCCTTTGGTTGTTGAAGTCTCTACTGTAACAGATTCTCTTGCACTTGATCGGGTTTATTTTTCTTACCCTCTCACCTATATAGCATAAGAGAATCGTGCCAGTTGCTGTAAGTCATTGATTTACAAGACCCCTCCAAAACCCTATGTAATGGAATTGCTTACAAAAACCTGGGTCATTTGTGCTAAAAGTTTGACGCCAGATTCGGGCTGTTTGACACATGCGCGCTCCCAATGAAAAGCCTATTGTTTGGGTCATTTGGGTCATTGATAAGTTGAATTATGAAGTTATCAATATACTGTATATATATACAGTGGCAATGTTATAAGGCGGCGACTTAAATTTGATGGCAATATGACCCAAATGACCCATCGCGCCAAAGCCCCCAGAGCGCGCCAAAAGCCCTTGCATGGGCTTTATGGGTCAACATGTAGGCCATGACCCATATGACCCATGCTATGTGGTCGCATGGCCGGCTTGCATGTTGCAAGCTATCAACTGTTTTGGGTTAGCCCAAATGACCCATGCATGTCTGGCGCCAAACAAGTTAGTCAGTGCTCACTCACCAGGTTGTAAGTGAGTGCTAACTGGGGCGGTGCATGTTAGTGAGTGCTCACATACCAGGCTGTAAGTAAGTGCTCACTAACTTAGGGGGTGGGGGTAGGGCCGAGCGGCAGGGCCAGCCGGTAGCGTAGGGGCTGCAAACAAAATTTTTTTTAATGTAAACTCAAAGCACACGTACCAGTGGCTGGAGAATCCATGTTTTACTCGCTTCCATTTGAGGCGCGCAAAGTCGAAGCGACAGAGGCGCGCTTAAACCGAATCTACGATGCCGCCAAGTTGGGCCTCAAAGGCGACAGCTTGGCTATGGCTGCGGGCATGTTGCCCACCGAGTACCGCCAACTGTGCCAGCTTGACCCGATTGCCGAGGTCGCCGCGTTGAAGGGCCGCGCCGATGGCGAGATAGAAGCCTCACGCCAACTGCACAAAGCCGCCGCCGAGGGAGACGCCAAAGCCAGTCTGGCAATTCTGCAACATGTTCACGGCTGGGTCGCCAAGCAGGCCATCACCATCGACGTGGATCAGCGCATCTCAATCACTGCCGCCTTGGCCGAAGCCGAACGGCGCGTCATGGACGTTATTGAGAACAACCCAAGTGAATACCTCACGCCAAAACTAGATGCAGTCCACCAAGTACAGCGCTGAAGACGAACAAGAGTTGATGGCGCGGCTGTGGTCGCCCCAGATCAAGGACAACCCGCTGGCGTTCGTGATGCTGCTGTTCCCGTGGGGCGTCAAGGGCACGCCGCTGGAGCATTTCAGTGGGCCGCGCAAGTGGCAGCGCGAGGTGTTGCAAGACATCGCAAACCACATCAAGCAAAACGGCGGCAAGATTGACTTTGATACCCTGCGCGAAGCGGTCGCGTCAGGCCGTGGTATCGGCAAGTCGGCGCTAGTCTCATGGCTGGTGATTTGGATGCTGTCCACGCGGATCGGCTCGACAACCATCGTGTCGGCCAACAGCGAGTCGCAGTTGCGTAAGGTGACATGGGCCGAGATTACCAAGTGGCTGGCGATGGGGCTGAACAGCCATTGGTTTGAGGTCAGTGCCACCAGCCTGCAGCCGGCCAAGTGGTTGACCGAGTTGGTCGAGCGCGATCTGCGTAAGGGCACCAGGTATTGGGGCGTTGAGGGCCGGCTGTGGTCGGCTGAGAATCCAGACGCGTTCGCCGGCGTACACAACATGGACGGCGTGCTGGTCATCTTCGACGAGGCCAGTGGTATTGATGACGCCATCTGGGCGGTGACGGCGGGCTTCTTTACAGAGAATACGCCCAACAGGTTCTGGTTTGCGTTCTCCAACCCCCGCCGCAACACGGGGTACTTCTACGAGACGTTCCACTCCAAGCGCGACTTCTGGAACACCAAGGTGGTGGACGCCCGCACGGTCGAGGGGACAGACAAGGCGGTCTACCAGCAGATCATCGACGAGTACGGGCCGGACTCGGCCCAGGCGCACGTCGAGGTGTACGGCCAGTTCCCGAGCGCGGGCGACGATCAGTTTATCGGCGCCAATACGGTGGACGAGGCCATGAAGCGAGTCAAGTACCAAGACTTGAGCGCGCCGATTGTGATCGGGGTCGATCCGGCGCGGTTCGGCGCGGACGCGACAGTCATCGCCGTGCGGCAAGGGCGCGACATTGTGAAGATCATCAGGCACCGAGGCGACGACACCATGACCGTGGTGGGGTATGTGATCGACGCCATTGAGGAATACAAGCCCACGCTGGTCGTCATTGACGAGGGCGGGCTGGGCGCGGGCATCGTGGACAGGCTCAAAGAGCAGCGCTACAAGATCAAGGGCGTAAACTTTGGCAACAAGTCCAAAAACCCGATAATGTACGGCAACATGAGGGCGCAAATGTGGGGCGACATGCGGGAGTGGCTCAAGACGGCCAGTATTCCGAACGACAGGTTCTTGAAGACGGACTTGATTTCGCCTATGATGAAGCCTGATTCACGTGGAACAATTTTTTTGGAGTCGAAAAAAGACATGAAATCACGCGGTTTAGCCTCGCCAGACGCTGCGGACGCTATTGCAGTGACGTTTGCCTTTCCCGTGGCCCATCGGGGCGAGTACAATGCGCGCACAACCACCCGCCGAACGTATTCAGACACTTCGGCCAACACATCTTGGATGGGAAGCTAGATGGCAACGAAAAAAACTGTTTCTTTGTCTGTCGGACGCGGTGAAAAACTGCCCGTATCTAAGGGCGCCGGCCTGACCGAGAAGGGTAGAGCCAAGTACAACGCTGCGACTGGATCAAACCTCAAGGCGCCAGCCCCAAACCCCAAGACCAAGGCAGACCAAGGCCGCAAGGATTCATTTTGTGCAAGAATGGGCGCCGTAGCGGCCAACGCCAAAGACGGCGAACGCGCTAAAGCAGCCCTTAAACGATGGAAGTGTTAATCATGGCTACAAAACCTGGCCTCTACAGTAACATCGCAGCAAAACGCGAACGCATCAAAGAAGGCAGCGGCGAAAAGATGCGTAAACCAGGCGCACCTGGCGCACCGACAGCCAAGGCGTTTAAAGAGTCTGCCAAAACTGCGAAGAAAAAATAATGGCAAACACCAAGCCGATTGGCGTAGCGTACGAAGATCAGAACATCATCGGCGCAGATATTGTTGAGGCCACTGACATTGTTACTACGGGCACGATTGGCTACGCCGCCAGTGCTTTTGGCACGGTAACTCAGACCAACAACAAAACCACAGCGGTTACGATTAACACGCCCTCTGGTCAGATTACGACTGCCAACGCGCAGATGGCGCCTAGCGCCAATGCGGTGTTTGTGGTTAATTGCAGCACGGTCAGCACCAGAGATGTGGTTGTGATCAGTGTTGCCTCTGGCGGCACTTTGGGTGCGTACAATGCTTTTATCGCGGCGGTGGGCAATGGCTCGTTTACGGTGGAACTTAAAAACGTGACCAACAACGCCTATTCTGAAGCGATTAAATTGAACTACGCCATCTTCCATACGGAGAGTTAACATGCCTCTCGTTAAATCCAAATCACCCGAAGCCTTTCGCAAGAACATCAAAGCGGAAGTCAAAGCTGGCAAGCCTGTAAAGCAGGCCGTAGCGATTGCTTACTCAGTCAAGCGCGAAGCAGCAAAGAAAAAGAAATAACATGGCAGACCCAACAGGCATAGTCGCCGCCGCAGCCGTTGCTGTTGGTGGTTCGGCCAAAGACAAAAGCGATGCGGATGTGTTGGCAACAGCACGCTCGCGTTTGGACATGGCTGTCTCGGCGCTGTCTGAGTCGCGTGAAGATGAAGTTGACGACCTGAAGTTTTACGCCGGCTCGCCCGACAACCACTGGCAGTGGCCTGCCGATGTGCTGGCAACTCGCGGCGCGGTGCAGGGCCAGACGATCAACGCACGGCCCTGCCTGACAATCAACAAGCTGCCGCAACATGTGCGTCAGGTGACAAACGACCAGCGGCAGAACCGCCCAGGCGCCAAAGTCATCCCCGTGGACGACAACGCTGACGTGGAAGTTGCCGACATTTTCAACGGCATGATCCGGCACATCGAGTACATTTCGGATGCTGATGTGGCCTACGACACGGCCTGCGAAAACCAAGTGTCCTACGGCGAAGGCTACTTGCGCTTGCTCACAGAGTACTGCGACGACAACACCTTTGACCAAGACATCAAGATTGGCCGCATTCGCAACTCGTTCTCGGTCTACATGGATCCGATGATCCAAGACCCGACCGGCGCGGACGCTAAATATTGCTTCATCACCGAAGACCTGACCCGTGCAGAGTACGAGCGTCAGTACCCAGACGCAGCGCCCATTACAACTTTGCAATCTTTGGGCGTGGGCGATCAGTCGATCAGCAATTGGCTCAACGAAGACACGATCCGCGTTGCAGACTACTACTACATCGACTTTGACCGCGCTACGCTGAACCTGTACCCTGGCAACATCACCGCCTTTGAGGGCACGCCAGAGGACAAGCAGCTAAAAGCCATCTACGGCAAGCCCAAGCGCAGCCGCGAGGCCGACCGCCAAAAGGTCAAGTACTGCAAGATCAACGGCTACGAAATTCTTGAGAAACGCGATTGGGCGGGCAAATACATCCCTGTGATCCGCATCGTTGGCAACGAGTTTGAAGTCGATGGCCGCTTGTACGTGTCGGGCTTGGTGCGTAACGCCAAAGATGCCCAGCGCATGTACAACTACTGGGTCAGCCAAGAAGCTGAGATGCTGGCCTTGGCCCCCAAAGCGCCATTTATTGGCTACGGCGGGCAGTTTGAGGGCTACGAAGACAAGTGGAAGACCGCAAATACGACCAACTGGCCGTATCTGGAGGTCAACCCAGACGTCACAGACGGCCAAGGCGCTGT